GTGTGGGCGCAGGACCTGCGCTCCCAAATGGTCGGGCCCGTGGTGGTACTGAACCCTTCTGGCAGTTCGCTCCCGAAATACTGGCCCTACAGCCAGCAGCTCATGGACGCTCTGGCCGAAAAGCAGGTGCACTGCGTAGTCCTGGGGGATCTGCGCGGGAAGACGCTCGTGCCGCCAAAGGACTTCGGGCATGTGATCGGGCGGGATTGGAGCATACGCGAGGCCATGGCGTTTTCGCAACTCGCGGATGTAGTGGTGGGGACGGAGTCCGCAATCGTCAACAGCGTGGCCCTGGAAGACAACCTCAAGGTCGTGCTGCTCTCGCACAGCACGCCGAACAACCTGACAAAACACTGGAAGCACACCGTGCCGGTGAAGCCTGCCGGCCTTTCCTGCTACCCGTGCCACCGCGTGCACATGATCAGCTACTGGTGCACAAAGGACCAGGCTACCCAGACTTCAGCATGCCAGGCGGCCGCGTCCGCCGAAGCAGTCAGCAACATTATCACCAGATACCTGGAGACCCGTGGCGGCTGATCTCAAAAACGTCGATCCCCACTTCATGGAGTTCGGGGAGGTCGTCGAGTACACGGACCCGGACGGCGCCAGCAGGCTGATCGAGGCAATCATCGACAGCAGCATGGTTCTGGAGGCCATGGGGGCGATGCGCTACAACAACCTGCAGCGGACCGCCACCTGCAAGAGCTCTGACGTGGAGGGTGCCGGTGACGGGGCCACGATTCTCCATGCGGGCACGACCTACAAGGTGATCAGCGTAGATCCGGACGCCACAGGAATCACCGTGCTCGGCCTTTCGAGGGACGCGACATGACGCGCCAGGACATCGTCAACGCCATCCAGTCCAGGTTCGCGACGATCAACCAGCAGATGAACCCGGACTACCTGACGGCAATCGGGCTGAACGTGAGCGTCTGGCGGGCCGCGCCGGTGCAGGAGAACATACTGCCCTGCGTGGACATCCGGGACCTTGCGAACGAAGTGGACAGCGAGGGCCTCAGCGGGTCCTCCAACGTCCACACGCACGTTCTGACGGTGGAGGCCACGATCTACTCGGCGGCCGCCGACAACGACGTCGAGGTGCGAAAGGGGATTCGGGACATCTACAAGGCCATCGGACTGGACGACACCTGGGGAGGCGCGGCGATCACCACGCGCCTCGTGCGCGACCTCATGCAGACAGATCAGGAGGACCGGAAGATCGTGGCGGCGAGCGTCACGTTCGAGGTTCTCTACAGGACACGGAAGTACGAAGACTCACTGTAACCGAAGGAGAACGCCATGCCACGGCTCGTAAAAAAGTGCGCCATCGGCATCAAAACCGAGTCCACCCAGGGGAGCGCGGTGTCGCTCAGCGCCACCGATTTCCTGTTGGCCGAGGACGTGGAGGTGCGGCCGCTGGCGGAGGTGCTGCCGCGCGACTACTACCGTTCCGACCTCGACACACTCGCCCACGTGAAGGGGCGAAAGAGCTTTGAAGTGAAGTTCCGCACGGAACTCAAGGGCTCCGGCACCGCCGGCGACGCCTACGACCCGCTCGGGGCCGCACTCCAGGCCTGCGGGTTCACCGAGGCGGTCAGCGCAGGCGTGAGCGTGACCTACACGCCCAACTCCGCCCCCTCGAGCGCCAACTACTACGGCCCGGGAAACTCCTGCACGATCAAGGTCTACAAGGACGGCAAGGAACTCGTGATCGCCGGGGCCGTGGGGAGCTTCAAGGCCTCGTTTGAGGCCGGGAAGATCTGTATGCTCGACTTCACGTTCCGGGGCGTCTACACGGAGCCCACCGACGTGGCCTTCCCGTCCCAAACCTACTCCTCTGTGGTCCCAGCCATCGTGGCCTCAGCCTCGTTCTCCGTCCACAGCTTCTCGGCGGTCGTCGAGAAGTTCGACTTCGACGTGGCCAACGAGCTGACCGAACGGCCCTCGGTGAGCGCCGCCAACGGGCTGCTCGGCTTCATGATCACGGGCAGGAAGCCGACCGGTTCCATGGACCCCGAAGACACCCCCACCTCGGACACCAACTGGTACAACCGGCTCACCGCCGGCACCAGTGGGGCCCTGAGCCTCACCCTGGGCGCAACGGCAGGAAACATCGTGGGGCTCTCGTTCCCGGCGGTGCAGTACGCCGGGCTGACGCACGAGGGGAGGGGAGGTATCTCGGTCCTGAACATCCCGCTGCAGTTCAACCGCTCCTCCGGTAACGACTGGCTCACCATCACCATGACGTAGAGGACACATGCTGATACCGTTCGATCCGAATGCCACCTGGCAGTACAGCCTCAGGGCCGACGAGTCCGAGCCGAAAACCGTCTTCATACTCGGCTACTTCGACGTGGAGGCACGGGCGGAGATCATGGAGGCCATGCCATCCGCCGATGGGGACCTGGGCGGGCGCGTCCGTTTCCTGGTCGACGTAGTGCGGCGGGGAGTCAGGGGGTGGACCAACTTCGCCCAGCCTTTCGACGCCGAGAGGGGATACCAGCACCTTCGGTTCGAGTGGATCCAGGAGCTCGCCACCGAGATTCTCTCCAAGAACTTCACCTCGGGCACCGTCGAAAAAAACTGACACGCGCCGTGGAGTGGGCTCTCCGGGACCGCTCCGACGGCGCCGAGCTCTTCGAGGTGGACGAGACAACCGGAGTTCGCCGGCCGGTCGACGGGGAGGAGGCTCAAGTCCTCTTCCGGCAGTACGCGGCGCTCCTTGGGATCCTGGCGGACATCGAGGGGGGGATGGTGGGGATGAGCTTCGCGGAGTACAGAAGGCTCCCTGCTGTGTTCGTAGACGCGCTCCGGCTATTCAGGAAGATCAAACGTGATTCTGAACGCGACAATCTCGCTCGGTAACCTGAAGCGCATGGCGGCCCAGAATCGGAAGGCTGCCGTGACCGCCCTGTCGCGTTCCGGCCGTTCAGCCGAAGTGGAGGCCAACCGGAAGATCAGGGAGGTCTACAACATCTCCCGCGCCCTGGTTGACAAGGCCCTCTGGAGCCGCGTGGAAAGCCCTACGGCCCTCACGTACATGGTCGGGGCCTCGGGCAGGCGCCTGCCGCTGGCCACATTCGCGCGAGGATCGCTCCTGCGGGCCTCCCAGACACAGCTCCGAGCCAGGAATGCCAGGGCCGTGAAACGGGGCCTTCCAGGGGCCGTGCAAGTCGAAATCGTCAGGGGGGCCCCGAAGACGCTCCCGCGCACATTCGTCACTACCGTCGGGGCCGGGCACACCGGCATCTTCGAGCGGTTTGGGGAGAAGGTGTTCGCCAGGCGCGGCCGCTACGCCGGGACAGGCATCCGGCGCCAACGCATCCGCGAAGTCTACGGGATCAGCGTCGCCCGGATGCTGAACAACCGGAACGTGCGGCAGGCAGCCTGGGCGAGGTTCCGGGAGCAGTTCCCCAAGGTGTTCCTGCACGAGTTGTGGCGGAGGTCCAGTGCCGGTAACTGACGAAATCAAACTCAGGCTCTCGCTGGAGGACCAAGCGAGCGAGGCGGCCAGGGGTGCCATTGACAAGCTCAACCGCAGCACGGGGTCCCTCACCGATTTCATCCGACAACAGCGCACCGAGCAGCGGCAACAGAACTTCCTGTTCCGAGAAACCGCCCAGTCCGTCACGGCACTCTCGAACACGTTCGTCGGCCCCTCCGGCCTCACGTCTGCGCTCAACAGCGGCTGGGGACAGATCCAGGCGGTTGACTTCGCTCTCGCCGGGCTGGCGCAGGCAACAGCGGGCTTCGGCGGCAAACTCTCCTCCGTCCTGACCACGGTAGCCGGCATGGCGATTCCGATAGGCGCCGGCGTGGCGGCATTTAACCTGCTTGAAACGGCGATCTCGGACACCGAGAAAGCATCGAAGCGCCTGGACGACCAGCTCCGCCGGATGTCCATCGACCTGGGCGAAACCAGCAAGATGGACGCATACCGGGACGCACAGCGACGCCTGTCAGCGAAAGCATCGGAAGGAATGCCGCAGATGCCGGGCTGGGTGGGGCTGCTGCCGGAGGGATCCAACGCGCGGTATCTGGCCGAGCAGTCGTACTACAACAAGCAGAAGGAATACCTGCTCGAGATCAAGCAGCTCCAGCTCGAGGTGAAGAGGCTCCACGACGAACTGGCCAAGGAAGCGGGCCGTGGCAGGCAGCAGGCGGTACCGACAACCATCGTCCGCAAGGAGCTCGAGGAGGTCGCGCGCCTCACGTCGACCGCCGCACTCAACTTCTCCGCCCTCGCGACGCCGGCAGTTCCCGAGGCTATCGCGGGGGTCAAGGCCCAGGTGGTGGAGATTTCCGGCCTCGACATCTGGAGTTCATTCAAGGAAGAAGTGCCGCTCGTAGCCGACACTATCACCTGGCTGGGTCAGTACCTGCAGGCCGAGTTCTCCTACGCCTGGGAGAGCATCTTCGGTGAAGCGAACAGCCTATTCGAGAAGCTCATGCAGGACATCGCCTCAAGGCTCATCCCGAGCTTGCTCGGCAGCGTGCTGCGCGGGGTCCCCGTGATCGGCGGATTCCTGGGCGGGCTCTTCAGCTCGCCTGTCCGGGGCCAGGAGCTGGCTGCGATTTCAGCCGCAGGCTCGGTTCGTGGGGGCGGGATGGTGGTGGTGAACATCAACTCGCCGGTGCCGGACGGCGCCTGGGTGGTGGGGAGCATCAAACGGGCGCTCCGGGAGACCGGGATGACCTCCGATCAGCTCCTGGTGAACAGGAAGGGGACGCTGACGCTGTGAAATTCACCGCGACCGCAAAATGGGGAATCACCGCAAAGGGGGCCGCCAAGACCCTCGGCTGGCGCTTCTACGTGAAGAAGACCTCCGCAATGAACGACGCTCTCACGGCCGGGACGTGGGTGGAGGTGACACAGCGCGTCGACCTCGACGACTTCCAGGGCGTCGACACCCGTATCGAGTTTGACCCTGGTGAATTCGCCGCCGGCAGCCTGCAGGTACGCGGACTGGACCTCGCCTGGTGGAGGGACAACGTCTTCAACGCCACATCGAGCCAGTACATCGAGCTCAAGGTGCTCTGCGAGCTCTCTTGCTCCGGCGATGCCTGTTCCGACACTTGCTACATGTTCAGCGGGTGGGTAGACAAGAGCTGTCTCTACGATGAGCTCTCCGACACATGCAGCTTTACGGCCTACGGCTACGTGGAGATGGGGGGGAGGATCGCCGCCGAGGCCATCACCACCCAGTACACCGAGCCCGACATCGACGGCTCCGGCACGGACGGTCTGACACTCCCGACCATCCCCAACCTG